TATTAAGTGGGAAGCTTTATGACTATATAATTATAGTTTTATTCCTATTTTCTGTATTTTTTGTAGGAACATTTTTTCCCAATCAACTCGTCAAGGAGAAGATCAGGCAAGAAACAATAAAGCATATCAAAGCAATAGGTTCATTCTACGAACCCAAGATAGACACAAGTTCCAGCGACAAATTTATAGACTCAATGAAAAAATGTATAGCTTACATTAACATTGATTTAAACAAGCAGGAACAAATACCAACATTACTAATAATAGCACAAGCCATTGTAGAATCTGATTATGGAACAAGTAGGTTTGCTAAGGAAGGTAATGCTTTATTTGGAGTTAGAGTTTGGTCTAAGAACGGAATACTTCCATTAAAACAAGACGCATCTATTAATTGGAGAATTAAAACATATCATTCAAAATGTGCATCAACTAAAGACTACATTAAAATATTAAACAATAATCATCATTATTCTCAATTTAGAAATCTTAGACAAAAAACAAAAGACCCTATTAAATTAGCAGAAACATTGGGCAACTATTCTACTTCACAAACGTACCAAATAGAGATAGTTAGAATGATTAACAAGATTAAGGATAAAATATAATGGCAAACGAGACTACATCATCTACTCTAGCAGTTTTGGTTAAAAACAAAATGAAGGTTAAAGGAACTTATAGAGTTTATGGTATGAAAGCCAAGAAACCGAAGAAAAAGAAATAATGGCTAAACTAACTATAAAGCAGAAATACAATTCACTTAAAAGGCAAACAGAAAATGCTGGAATGAAAGTGTATGAAAAAAAGGGTAAACTAATTGTAGCAAGGAAAAAGAAATGAAAAAACCAATCTGGGAAACTAAAAGACCACCTAACTTAGGAAGTCCAAAATCATTTAACAAGAAAAGCAAAGCTTACAAAACTGCAAGAAGATCAGCAGGTCAAAAATTCGGCAAGAAAAACAGCTTTGTTAAAAACCTTTACATAGCAAAGAAGCTTAAATCAAAATGACTTATTTCTTTGTATGCCTAGCATTGTTAATAGCGATATTAGCTTTTGTTATTATTATAATTAAAATCTGTAAATGAACTTACCTAACGAGATAGTCTTTGGAAGCAGACTGATTAAGTTAGACTACATTGACCACGAGATAGCATCTAAGAAAAACATTTTTGGTGAATTTGAAACAAGCAAAAACCTTATGACCATAGACAAATCACTAGACCATATTGAGATGACTAACACCTTACTTCACGAGATATTCCATTTATTACATGACGAATACAAAATAGAATTACCAGCAAAAGCAGAAGAAATAACTTGTAATTCATTAGCTAATGGAATGTGCCATATACTTTATCAAAACCAGAATCTACTAGAGTTTCTTTACAAATCACTTAAAAGATAATAATAGTCCAAATAACGAACATAGTCGGTTAATATGGGCAAAGATATACTAGTAATAGATTCTAATAAATTAGGTAAACAAAGATTTGAGTTTACTCCTAAGGTTTTACAGCAAATTCAAGACTTAGCTAGTTATATGTGTACTAAGGAAGAAGTGGCAAATATAGTTGGTTGTCATAGAGCAACATTATATAAACACCCAGAAGCATTAGAAGCATACGATAGAGGGGTTAATGTCGCTAAGCAAAAAATTAGAAAAACCCAATTTGATATTGCTACTAAACTAAATTCCAGTATTATGGCTATGTGGTTAGGCAAAGTTTATCTTGGGCAAACCGACAAGATACAAAACACAGACGACAATGTTCCTTTGCCAATCTATGACATAGTAGAACACGAAGAACCAAAAGAAATAGAATTGAAAGAAGTTAAAAATGAGTAATGATTTTATTGAATATAAAGTTCAAAGAATATCTTATGAAGATACAAAGCCATTCATACTAGATGTTCATTACGCAAAAAGATTACCAAGCATAACTTATGCTTTTGGCTTGTTTAAACTTAATGAATTAGTTGGCATAGTAACGTATGGTTCTCCACCATCACAATCTTTGTGCAAAGGAATAGCAGGTGAAGAATATACTAAAATTGTTTTAGAACTAAATAGACTTGTTTTGCTTAATAACAATAAAAATGAAGCATCTTATTTAGTTGGTAATTCTTTTAAATTATTACCTAAACCATCAATAATAGTTTCTTATGCAGACACAAGCCAAAATCATACTGGATATATCTATCAAGCAACTAATTTTATTTATACTGGTTTATCAGATAAAAGAACAGAATGGAGAATGGTTGATAGCAACAAACACAGCAAAACTATCTGTGAAAAATTTACATTAGATGAAAGAAAATCAAAACCTGATACATTTTATGTAACGGACAGACCAAGAAAACATAGATATATATATATAGTTGCATCAAAAAAAGATAAAAAAAAAATATACAATAATTTAAAATATCCAATTATAGAATATCCTAAATTTGATAATAAAAACTATGAAACAAATACAAAAATTGAAACGCAATATTTATTAGTATGAGTAAATGTGTATTTTGTAACAAAGAAATAACAAACAAGTTAGAGCAACATATTAAAGCTTGTAACAACTGTACTGTATTACTTCTTATGAAAAGACATAACCTAACTATTAGAAAACCAAAAGCTATAACTATTAACACAAAGAAAAAATGAAAAAGTTTAGTCTATTAAGTTCTGACAAAAACCCACGAGGTGGTTTATCATCATCTGGTAGAGCAAGATATAACAGGGCAACAGGCAGTAATCTAAGACCACCAGTTAAATCAAGACCAGATACTTTGACTGAGTATAGACGTAAAGGTTCATTCTTAGTTAGAATGGGAAGCAGTCAAGGTAGATTGTTTGATTCTAAGGGACGCAAGACTAGATTAAAACTAAGTTTAGAAGCTTGGGGATATAAAGGTAAAAGTAAATCTGAAGCAGTAGCTTTAGGTAGAAGATATTTAAAAACTTATCAGAATAAAAAGAAGTGAATCAAATGTGTGGTAGAAAAAAACCAAAGATGCTAGATAGAAAAATGCGAGGAAGCCATGATCTTGAAGTAAGACTTTATGAAGCATTAAAACAAGCTGATCTTAACCAAGAAGAAATACAAAGACTAAACCTAATTATTAAAAAGCTAGAAGAAGATTTAGAGAACGCACATAAATCAGTAAACTAATGGCATTTAGTAAACCACAGCTAGATGTTTATACTTGTCCAAATAGATTTAGAGTTTTAATTACTGGTAGAAGATTTGGCAAGACACACTTAGCCATGTATGAACTACTTAGATTTGCAAGTAGAAAACCTAACTCAAAGATATTTTATGTAGCACCAACTTACAGAATGAGTAAGGAGATTATGTGGAAACAAATCAAAAAACTTACAACTGAAAAGAGATGGATTAAATATGCCAATGAAACAGAACTATCATTAATACTTAGGAATGGTTCTCAGATAAGTTTAAAAGGTGCTGACAAATCACCAGACAATTTAAGAGGAGTTGGATTGGATTTCCTACTGTTAGATGAGTATGCAGATATACCAGTTGAAGCTTGGACAGAAGTTCTACGACCAACAATCTCAGATAAGCACGTAACAGGAAACGTATTATTTATAGGAACACCTAGAGGTTATGGTAACTGGTCTTATGACATATACCAGAAGGGTTTAGGTTCTGACCCTGAGTGGAAGTCATTTAAGTTTACAACATTAGATGGTGGTCAAGTAGATCAAGAAGAAATTAGACAAGCTATGAATGACTTAGATGAACGAACATTTAGACAAGAATATTTAGCTTCATTTGAAACATACTCAGGAGTTGTTTATTATAACTTTGACAGACAAGAAAATGTTAAGGAATGTAAGTATGATGATAAAGCAGTAATACATATAGGTATGGACTTTAATATTTCGCCAATGTCAGCTTGTTTATTTCATGTTAAGAATAACATTGTAGAAATCTTTGATGAGATAGTTATTTACAGTTCTAATACTGATGAATTTGTTGATGAGTTATTTAGCAGATACCCTAAACAAAAGATGATTGTTTACCCTGACCCAGCATCAAGACAAAGACGAACTAGTGCAGGTGGTAGAACCGATTTAACTATATTGCAAAATGCTGGATTAAATGTTAAGTGTAAATCCACTCATGCTTTAGTAAGAGATAGAATTAATTCTGTTAATAGTAAACTAAAGTCATTTGAAGGAAAAAGAAGTATTTTT